CGCGAAGAACGGCGCGGCCCATGCTTTGGACTTCAGCCACTCGCGCCCCTGCAGGGCGTACCAGAGCAGCAGCGCTGTAATGATGGCGAGAACGATCAGGGTGATTTTCATGACCGGGCCTTCTTGATGAGGATGACAATGGCCGCGACGATGCCGGCGGTGATGAAGGCAACCAGCCCGATTTCGGACCATGCCCAGCCCTGCGATGAAGCGACGGCCGCCGAGCCGCCAGCGGCGGACGCGACCACAACCGTCGTGGCGGCTGCGCTCTTGACCGTGTTGGCGGTCGGCACGCCGGAGAACACGCGCTTCTGGGCTGCGATCCAGTCGGCGTCCGGGGCGGGATAAGGCTTCCCGGCTTCGTGCCATGCCTGCGCCTTGAGGAACGCGACCCCCATGGAGCTTTTCCAGAAGGTGTCGTTCATGACGGTGTCGCGGGTCATACCCGGCACCCGATCGCAGACGAATTTGATGTAGCTTTCGACGTAATTCCCGCCGGACCAGATCGCGATGGCGTCCGCGAATCGTTTGTTCTTGTAGTTTTTTGAGGTGCGCCACAGATCAAGCTGGGCGCAGATGCCCTGCACGAAGGTAGGGAAGACCGCGATATTGTTGCCCTGCCCCTTGCCGTCGTTGAGGACGACAGCCTTCGGTGAGGCTCCCCATTTGACCGCAAGGGCGCTGCCCCACATGGCTCCGGGGTTCTTGTAGCGGATCGAGGCTGGCTCCATCAAAGCACCGCCGCAACCGCGATCAGCACACCAGCAAGGATCAGAAAGCCCTTGGGATAGTCCCGGACCTTCTGCACGACCCATTCAAACGGAGCCGACAGTTTGGCGAAAAAGGCTTTGATTTTGTCCATGAAAGGCTCCTTGTTGGCATAGAAAAAGTCCGCACAAGGCGGGCTAGTTGAGGTAATCGGGCCAGACGGCTTTTAATTCGTCTGGTGTTTTTGCTGAGTCAATCGCGGGGTGTTTCGTCACATCGCGAAGGCGTTTCTTCGCATCGATAATTGGCGATGTATCTTTGACGTCTTCCGTGGCGCGCTGAAACTCAATGTCAAGCGCGGACAGCTTGGGCACTCGGGCGGCTCGCATCTTGTCGCGCCAGATGTCGCGACAGCGAGGCATATCATGCCCTATCTTCCCTCCATCGTACTTCCAAGCGCCCCGGAATGTGCGGTCATCTGGAACGCCATCAACAAAGGCCCATGAAACTATTTTTTCGTTTGAAGATTCACTCCACTTCCTAAGTTCTTCTTTTTCGTCTGTACCATCAATCATTGTCATGATTGATACCGCGCCCCCCTCACGCGTAATTGCTATTTTCATCACTGATCTCCAAATGCGATGACGTGGAACAAGGCGCGTGCGAAAGTCGTTGATATACCAATCCCAGATCCGATCCCGGATCAGTTCCGAATCTGCGTCCTGTCGCGACCTGATCGGATCGTCGATAAGACCAAGCCCAGCACGAAAGCCCGCGATGCCGGTGCCGACGCCCGCAGCGTAATATTCCGCGCCGCTCGTCAGTGCCCAGCGGCCAGCTGCCATGTTATCAGGCGCGACAGAGATGCCCAGTTCGTTCGTATGCTCGTTGACGAGGTTGCGAACTCGCCTGCCCCACTTCTCGGCAAGCTCAGTCGTGTGCGACGCCGCAAGAACGCTGGTCGTTACCGACTGCATGAGCCACGGCGGGAACAATACGCTGCCATATGTCGATTTGGCCGATCCAGGCGGCATGAAAACCGCCAGCCTCGGGCACTCCCTTCGAGCTACAGCCTCAAGCGCTGCTATCAGCAGCTTGTGATGTTCTGCAGGTTCAAAGCCGCAGAGACGGCACCATTCAGTTAAGCTGCGACGGATCGAACGACGCTTCAGCAGCTCCTTCGCTGCGTCCGGTCGCGATATCTGCAAGTGCATCGTCTGTCAGTTCTTTGGCAATCTGCTTACGGACTGTCATGTCAACGGTTTGTGCTGGCTTGCCCCAGCCACGATCCAGGAGCGCCTGCGCAGCGGATACGCGAGCGGCAGGAGGGGCATCCGCTTGCTCCATGATGCCAGCCAACACATTTAGCGCCTTCTGCGTGTGAGAGCGCGCCAAAGACCGGATATCTGTAGGAGTTTTCGCCATTTAAACGCCGTGAGGCCCTGCCCAGAAAAGCCCCCAATGACTGCAGCTGACGTAATGCCCGATGCAATCAATCTGGATGGTGTATTTGTCGTTAGGCACAAGGCGGCTCGATACGTTCATCGGTGGAGAAATGATCCGGTGTTCCGCGCGCAAAGGTGAATCGTTCGATCTTGCCCGGCCTTGCGATGATCTTGGACCAATCGCCAATGTGCATTGTCTCCGACTGGCCGTTGATCGTTACTGTGATGTACTCGCCTTCACGGTGAAGGGTCATGGTTCAGACAAGACTCCCAGAAAGCGATCAATGCGGATGGACGCTGGGTCAAGCGACTGAGTTAGGCAGCCTCGTATGTCGCCGCGAAGATATCCGGCTTGCAGGGATAGAACCGCCCATCCTTGGGCTCGGGAAGAATCCAGTCTCCGGGAACAAGGTAAGCACGCTGTTCGTGGATCGTCGTGACGAAATACGCGGGAAGCTCGCGCATAGCCGATCCTGGCGCTGGAGAATAATAGTCAGTCAACAGTTGCGTCCGGTCCTCCTGAACGCCGGGGTGCTTGGTGTTCGGGAACCATTGCACCGCCTCGATAACTACTGGCTTCTTGCGAAACTTTGGCATGGATCACTCAGTCCCTTTGGCCGATGTTCTGGCCGATGTTGGCTTTGTAACATTTCGTGATAATAGGACGTATTGACCTATAGGCCAAATTGCCCTATGTTCTGTTCATCAGAACGGAGCAAGCAAATGACCAACGAGCAAATGACTCCCCGCCGCTACCTCCGCTGGCAGATGGCTCGCCGCAAGGTCGCCGCGATCAAGTCTCACCTCTCTCAGGGGCACGAGGTTTATCTCTGCACCATGACCCGCGCGATCAAACTCACTGCCAAGAACATCGATATGGTCAAGGCCACCAAGTCGGGTGCCTACGTCCAGCGCGGCAAGGGCTGGGATTGCATCGATGGCTGCGGCATTAAGGTTTACGGCTAATGAGTCGCGCAAAAAGAATTTGGATTGTAAGGGCCTTCCTTTTCGGGAGACTCTTACGAAACCTTTTTCTTGGGAGGCTGCCATAACCCCGAAACAATACGCTGACGCTATAGACCGCCTAGGACTCTCACAGAGGGCCGCCGGGCGGTTTCTTGGCGTCGAGGAGAGAACTAGCCGCCGCTGGATTTCTGGCGAGTCAGCGGTCCCCGAAAACGTTGCAAAGCTCCTTCGGTTAATGATCGCTCGGAAGATCAACCCGGATGACGTGAAGTAGTCTCAGTAACCATCCCCCGATAGTTCGGGATTTGCGCTTTCTGCGGTCTTTGTTGAACAAAGCTCCCGAGCATCAGCACCCCTCAAAAGCACGATAAGGCCCACTAGCGACTAGGGGAGATTCGCGATTGAAGAGGGCTTCGGCAGGAAGGATGCTGATGCTCGGAACTGATGACCGGGTAATACCCGGCAATGAAAAACCCGCCTGCGGCGATATCGAACTCACCGACGCGACCAAATGAAAACCGTCAGGACACGCCTCGGTAAGCACCACAAACATGTGGTGTCTATCTGGATCGTCACGCGAGCCAGATGGGATTAAAATACATTTTCCTTTAGAAGGTGACCATTCACCTGGCATGAGCAAGGGACTCGTCTAGGGATCGGAGGGCTTCTATCTCGCCCTCTATCTCTAAACTATGAGCCTTGCCTAAAAACTTAAGAACGCGCTGATATGGGATCGGGTTTGAAGACCCGTTCGGGTCTTCCCATTCCGGGCAGTGTGAGTGGGTATAGTCGCGGAGCTCAAACGGCAGCATGCCGCCGAATTGCTTCCACGTTGCCTCCAACACATCAATCTCAGCGTCGCTTAGTTCGTCTAGATCATCAACGGTAATACCGGCCTTCGCGAGACCAAGTTGATAGCCCGCTCGATCATCAACAAATTCAGACCATCCATCTCGGTCTTCATCATTGCCGCAGACATAGCTATACGTCATGGACGTGACGGGCCCATGCGGCATCGAAACCAACTTATCGAACAGGATTGGCATATCGTGGCGGTTCAAAAATTCTCGATCGGCCAGATAAAGTAACTTAGCCAACTTCAGAACGTTGATGGTGCCGCCAGATTTGTTCGCAAAAAATGCCGCAACTTGCGCTGCCTTGCGAACCTTGTAGCCGGGGATTGTCATTTCGGGTGGCCCTATAAAATCTCGTGGAAAGCCAAATTTCCCTTAATCCACAACGACTAAGTACACATTTTGTTCCAAGGTCGGGAAAACCGCGATGTTGTTGCCCTGCCCCGTTCCGTCGTTCAGCGTGACGGCCTTCTTTGCCGCGCCCCATTTGATGGCGAGCGCACTGCCCCACATGGCCCCCGGATTCTTATA